GCTCTAAATTTACAGCATTGTAAGGAACAACTAAATCATCACTCGGTACAAACTTTGATACAGCTCTACCTATTGAACCATCGTAGTAAATTTTTTTAAATGTAGAACCAGACAATGGCAGATAGAATAACATCTGATCTAAATCAGGATCAAACTCTTCCATAACGTGCATGATCTGATAGTTCATAAATTCTTGAACTCGTTGTGCTTGTTCTTCTTTTTCTTTTGTTACCTCACCCATAACTTGAGTTCTAACAGGGCCACCTGCTGGTAATAATTCTTTGTAAGCTTGCGCTTGAAACTGTGTTACAGATTCAGAAAGTAAAGGATGTGTGACACCACTTGCTCCTTGAAATGGTTGTGATCTCTCATCATATTTTAAACCAAGAAGATCTAATCCTTTTTTATAAGCATTCTCCCATTCACTACGAGAAGAAAGATCATCCTCATAATAACCTGTTAATTCAGAAGCAATATTAGATAATTCTGTTTCATCAATTAATTCTGCAAGGTTTGCATCATGCGTATCTTCAATTATTCTCTCTTGTTCACCAACTATTGCGCCTCCATCCTCTGTAATCTCTACAAGTGGATCATCAGTGCCTGGCTCTAATTGCACAGTTTCTCCAGTCTTTGCTGGTATCATCAACGCATCATTAACCGTTTGTGGTTCGTCGTTTGGATTTAATCTTTTATCAACTGCCATTACGCTGCTCCTATAACTTCCTCAATACTAGGCATTGGATCGTATTTCACATAGCCACCTATAGCCATATGTGTCTTGGATGGCAATACCATTTCGGGTGTAAGTTTTATAGCATAAGCATCCACAGTTTCAAAGCCTTGAGGATAACTAGTTGTGTTTGTAACAAGATTTTCTGCATTTGGCTGTTTATTGATGTATGCAGTAGCTTCCTCTATAGCCTCTCTACTCTGATTTTTTTTAACATTTATTGTTTTTACAACTGTTGGTGTTCCACCAGACATGTCCACAATCTCAATTACTTTTTTATTTCTCGTAGGATTACCCACGGCTACTTTAATTATTTTAAACTCTGCATTGTTTATGTTTGCTGCTCTTTTAAGCGATTGCTCTAATATACTTGTGTAGTGTTTACCATTAACATCTGTAGCATCTGGGCCACCATAAAACTCATACGTCCCTACACCTTTTTTGCCAGATCTTTGAGCGAGTGGCGTTGCTGTTGTTCCATTCTGACTATATCTATTAGCCACAAGTTTTGCTGGTGTTATAGCGTACCAAGTTGGTGCATTTTGATCTCCATCAACAAATAATCTTTTCGCTGCCATGTGTAGATCGTTTTTAACTAGCACATCGCCCCAAGCTTTTCTGTCTTTAAATGGCACATTTGGAAATAATTGTTTGAGTGTATCTGGATCGACACGTATCTCATCAAAAAATTTAAGAACATTATCTCTTTGTTTTTGTGCTTCACGCACAGGCACCATCGCACCCTCTGTCAACATACCAGGACGTATCTGTGCAAATTCTTTCATGATAGCATTTGATTCTTGTAATGCTTTTATGTGGCCAACAAAGTCTTGCTCTGTTCTAAAGACAGGTCTAAGTATGTCTTTATGCTTTGCGTAGTACGCAAGTGTTAAAGCGTTGACATCACTGCTGTACATCTCATCACGTATAAATCTAGGATCACTAGCTTTTGTTTCACCTATTTTAGAAACCAGTTTTTGATATTCGTCTTTTGTTTGTTCTAAATGTTTTCGGTAACGTTGAAATATATCTGATTGTATCTCATCAGCAAATGTGACGTTTACAGTTTTATCGCCGACAGTAGCTTGTTTTGCACCAGATCCAAAATTGTCAATATCGTTTTGTATTTTGGTTAGTTGCTTTTGTGCATTGTCAATATTATTTTGTGCTTGTTCTATACTTACACGGCCACCTGATTGATCCACGATGTCTTGTGCTGACTTGTTTGTAATTGCTGTAAGTCTATCTCTTTTCTTTTCTAATTCTAAAAGTTTTGTTGTCGTATCTCCTGACAGTTGTTTGCTTGTGCCAGGTATGATTGCGGGACGGTCCGTGAGCCGTGACCAACCGACAACGTACGCATCATTAGCAGGGAAAAAGTTATGAACACTATGTCTGTAAGCTGCTGGATCGCCAGGTATGTCATCTGGTTTAAGGTAGATGACACTCTCTCTGTACGTGCCTGGATTAGCACCAGGTTCAAAATGACCATCACCATATTTGTAATCAATGAATTGACCATCGCCGTTATCTATCTCTGATCTAAAACCAAACGTTTGTGATTTTAATTTTCGTATAGGTGCTTCTTTTATTCTGCTAAGAAGTTGAGCCTTGGTCACTGGTTGACCTGACTGAAATATTGATTGAAACAACTGTGGTAGTTGATAGTCTTCTACTTC